TTAGGCACCCAAACAATAGAATTAAATACTATTGAGCCTGCAACAGGTTCATCAGCAACACTTTCAGTTGGTGATTCATCAGTAGATCTTTTAAATAATGGTTGGGGGGCCAACACTTGGGGATTCAGTGAGTGGGGACAGATAGGTAATCTTGTTACAGGATCAGCTTTGACTTCTAGTATTGGTGCTGCTATTGCATCTATTGATGTTGCAGTAACCACAACAGGTCAATCATTATCTACTTCAATAGGTGGTAATGTAATTTCTATAAATCAAACAATTGCAGTTACAGGTCAATCTTTAACTAGTGCTATTGGTATATTAGATCCTGTTCCTATTATTGTTGGATCGTCTATGACAACCTCAATCGGTAATGTTACTGCTGAAGGTGTTATAGAAGTTGGTTGGGGCGGTGATGCTTGGGGTTTAAATCAATGGGGTGAACTTAATGCTCCTACAGAGGCAGTAACAACTGCAGGATTATTACAAACTACTGCAGCAGCAGTAGCTTCAATTACGGCTAATGCAGATGTATCTGTAACTGGATCAGTAGCAACTATTTCACAAGGTGAAGATATTTCTGGAACATCACACACTGAAATAGTAACAACTGCAGGTTTACTGCAAATGTTCTCTGAATCAAGTGTGGTTGATATTGGTGTTCCTGCTACAGGTATTTCAGCATCAATGTCTGCAGGACAAGCTACTATCGATGATACATTTTTAATTGGTGCAGGATGGGGTAGAGACACTTTTGGTAATTTAGGATGGGGTGTAAATTACTCTGCTATTAACTCAGCAGGACTATCTTTAACATCATCAATAGGTAATGAATCACAAGTAGCTAATGCAAATGTTGCAGTAACAGGACAAGCACTTACATCAAGTTTCGGAACTTTCTCAATTAAAGTAGATCAGGATATTTCAATTGTTGTATCTGAACACACATTAACCACTGCAGTAACTGCGGTAGCATTGGATCAAAATACTTTAGAAATCATTACTGGTCAGTCTATGACCTTATCTTTAGGTGATGAGGCATCTGGATTATTCCTAGATGTTCCTGTGACTGGATCTGCCTTAACATCAGCTATAGGAAGCACATCATTAGTACAAACAACAACTGAAGCTGTTACGGGCCAAGCTTTAACTTCAAGTGTTGGCACTATTACTGAATTACCTCAATTATTAGTAGGAG